GTGTTACCAGCGTCCGAGACCCAGTCACTTAGCGATCTCTCTGACATAAGAATTAGACGCCCTTCCTCGCTTGTAACCTTCGTTGAAAGCTTTGGCTTTAGCGGATTCAATAGATGCGTAAGCAAGCCAGAATCCGGTTGATAGTGCCAAGAGGATGCTGACGATTTGCTCCGGTGTGAAGTCATTCGACATCCGCACTCACCCCGAATCGATCTAACCAATAGGCTGAGATTTCTTCTCTACTCAATCGCCCTCTTGTTGATTGGCGACCTAGTGATTCGATTGCGTATCTGCGAATGATTTGGCCTTTGACGTAATTCTTACCATCTGACCAAGCTCCCGAAGTAGAATCAAATCGAATTACTTGCGGTTTATTTATCATTTATTCTCCCTTCCAAATCCTCTAAATGGATTTAGTGGGATAAATGTAATTACCTAAATGGATTTATACAAGTAGGAGCTCGGCGAGTCGGATTGGTAGGAAGGCGCAGAGCTTCTCAACCTTGTGGCTACCAGCGAAGTCGGTCTTGTCGGGTAATGCCTTCCAATGCCATTCTGGGGCCTCTAGAGCCCCTAAATCGAACTGATAGACCCCTTTAGGCGTCGCGTTGATATAAAGCGTCCTAGCCCCTGTCCTAGCCCTTATATCGGCTAAATAATCCCACTTCTTCTTCTCAATTATGAGAGTGTCGTAATGGGTGCGTCGGCACTTCATTTCAATATAGGAATCGCTGGTAATGCCGTCGGCTCGGTCGGTCGCCGATAGTGGCGTCAAGTCCGGATAGATGGCCTTGAGTGCCTCAAATAGTTCGACCTCGCGGAGGTAAATTAGTCGTCGTCCTCGTCTTCGTCCCAAGGCTTGAACATTGGGTTTCCGTTATCGACTATCCACTCAGGATACGAGCTACGATCCATTGCGAAAGCAAGAGCCGTACCTTCGTCCATACCAGCTCGGCGGCAAGCCATATAAACCTCATTGCAAGCAATAGCCCAGAAGTCGAGTCGAGTGAGTGGTACGTCTTTCGTCGTTTTGCGACGTTTTGCCACCTTCTTGACTGGCTTCTTAGCGCGCTTTTTTGCCTGTGCCACTTCTGCTCACTTTCGTCGAGAGTGCCAATTCTAACTGACTCTCCATTTTATCAAGGCGCGACACTATGGGCAGATTCTCTAATTTGATGATGTATCTCAGACCGGCAATAAGTAGGCCGATTGATCCGAGAACTGAGGCGATAGTGGCCGCAAGTTCCGAGGCCGCCATTACCGGACTTTGCCGTAACGCTCGTAAGAAGGATTCAGCCAGTTGATAATGCTAGGCAAGACTGATGCTAGAGCGGCATTGGCAATCGCATTTACATCGAGCCCGACTGCTAAGTAAGTCGCTAGGGCCGCCGCTACGAATGTCTTCGCCCAACTGCCCGCCATCAATTTGAGTTCTTTCATTTGTGTCTCCTTCTAGGTTGAAGAAACTGCCGTCTTTGTCTCCCAAAGTTGTGAAGCTGATATGGAAATGCGACTTGTGAGGGTTTGGGCCTCTGTATTTTCTGCGTTTCCAATTTAGAGTCCCGCTCATAATCTTGCCGTCGAAGATAATATATTTGATGCGCTTGTCGCCTCGCTTGGCGCACTTGCGAATCTTCTCGACTAATGCGTAAGCCTCCTCTTTATGAGCTGAGAGGTCGGCGTCAATATCTAAAGCTCTAACAATTCCGTCTCTTGGAATGTGGTCAGAAGATGAGTTATTAGCGTAGTGCCGAGCATCAGCAATCCAGCCATCACTCCGACGATCGCGATCAGGATAATCATCGTCTATCTGCTCCCTGAGTTGCTGTCCGGCTTTACAGAGTTTGGCCATTATGAGAGAAGGAGTTTAGCTTCTTCTTCGGTGATGCCAAGTTTTTCTAGCAAAGCGGCTTTAGCGGCTGCGGCTTTCGCTTTAGTTTGCGCTTCTTGCGCTTCCGCAATTTGTGCTTCTTCGACTTCCGCGATTTGATTAGAATCGTAATCTCGCAAAGTTTCTTCGCCAGTTGAAGCAACAACGATTTTTTCTTTATACATTTCAACCTCCATAAATATAGATTGTTCCCGCATCAAAATTGCCAGTTGAAGCTAATAAGGAAATTGACGTAATCGCAGCGGTTCCATAATAATATCCATTTGTTGCATAAGATTCATTCGTAGTAGTGCCGTCTCCATAGGCCACAGATGAAATAGGTTTCAAACCAGTTGTTTTGCCACCTAGTATCGTTGCAAAACCATATAAAGCATTTCCTGCATTGTTTCCCATTCTTCCTAAATTGTAAATACTCGTCGCTGCCGCAGGAGTATCTGCTTTCACTGAAGTTCCTGAGAGACCCACATTGACATAATTATAATTATTTCCGCTATCTGCATTTATTCTCAGACGCATAAATGCGCTCGCATTGGCAGAACTTGCAGCATCAATATGAATCAAATACGAATCAAATGATGAAACATTTACAGTTATAGTTCCAGCGCCTGTCAAAGCCGTTCCGCCTGCATTCAATAAAGTCAAGTTGGGAGACCAAGCCGAAACCCCAGCCCATTTCAATCCAGTCGCGGTTGTTGAGTCAGCTGTCAGGACTTGGCCATCTGTTCCAACTGCCAATCTTGCTGGAGTATCTGCCGCCGTCGCAGTTATCAAATCCGCTTTAGCGTCGATAATGCTTTTAGCAATAGCGGCTGCAGCGTTGTTGAATACTGTCGTATCAATCGCCGAGCCAAGAGTTCTAATGGCCGCCGCGCCGTCTTTGACGAGATCGGTATCGTCTGGGGTTTCCCAGTTGTAATTCGTAGTGTTTGCCATAGTTCTCCTTCTAGGCGACTATTGTAGCGTTGAGCCACTCTAAAGTGGGCGAAATGGTATTCCAAGTTTCAACCGCTGGAACGTTATTCCAACGGAACGCCTGAAGCGAGTAAGCCACCGGCGAAAGATATAACGTCAGCTCTAGACCATTGAGCGAAGCCGTCCAAGTCCAGCCCTCGACAAATCCTTGGAATGCCCCTTCGACCATATTGATTGGCAAGTTGGTTATGTTCAGCGGTAAGCCCATAAAGACGTTGAGAAGGGCATCTCGGTCGGTGTCATCAATTTCTGGGTTGCCCATCTGGAAGGTTATCTGCTTCATCTCATATTGAGGATAAGCGCGAATATCAAGATAGAAAGCGGCTTGTGCTTCAGCGTCAGGAGCGTTTCGCAGGCTTGTGGTAATGGTTGAGGCTAATTGGCCGAATAGGGTAATTGAGTCAGGATCAGAGGCAGTCGTACTGGATGAGCTGTTAGAGCCATAGGAAAGCGTTATAGCGTTACGAACGTCGCCAGCTCGCTTCACAATAGCCAGATTCGGGCCGATGGCGTGACCGCCGTCTAAATCGACGTATCCATTGGTTGCGAGATATTGACCGCGTCGAGTGGAGTCGGCATAACCGATGCGGCCTTGAGCATCCTCGTAAAGATAGCCAAGACCAGAAGTCGCCGTAAATGAGGCGATGTTGTAAATAGTGTCATTGAGCCCAGTCTGCGAATGAAGCTCATAGTCTCCAGGTTGGTCAATCTCGCCGAGTCCTGAGTTCTCAGCGTTGGCCCAAGTGGTTGTCGGCGTATAGGTCGCCCAAGTGGTGGCCGCTGGGACGTCTTGCCAAGTATTGAAAAGTAAATCAGAAAGTAGGTTATAGATTCGAGTGCCATCGAACTCGTGAGGTAGGTTGCCGGTATAAACAGCGCGAGCCAGACGAGCCAGAGAGCCGACCGCGATAATTTGAACGACTTGGCTCAGAGCAATAGATCCAGAGCTTCGAACTGTCACACTAATATCGGTCAGATTGCCACCAAATAGACTTACATAATCGCCGTTCGAATCTTGAACTTCGACGCTAATAGCATCGTTGATTTGATAGGGGATTGATGCTTCAGCCGTTTCGATAAGTGTGATGTTGGCATAACCGGCGACTGGTTGCGAGTAAATATCTGTTCGGCCAGATGTGACAGTTAGACCGCTCAGGGTTGCGTCTGTGACTGTGTAGCCATTGACTCTAATGCGATAGACAGGGCTGAAGACTGTCATTGAACTTGAGCCGTTCCGCGAAGTCCTCCGCCGCCTCCACCATTGCGAGAGTTGGATTCATTCAACGCATCAACGACCGCTCGACTAAATCCTTCGCGATCTACGATAGAAGGGGAATTGACGTTGATGATGATGTTGCCAACTTCGTCGGCGGCTCTCACTCCCGAAACGTTGAAGTTGCTAGGAATCGCGTTACCGCTTGGAATTGTGAGCTGGGTGATTGATGGCGTCGTTGTCGCTGGGACTGTGGGTGTTGTTGTTGTTGTTGT